TGTAAGTCAGGGTCTTTTACATCTGGCCCTAGACCATAAATCTTTGCCCAACGTGGGCGAATACCAGAACTCTTTTTATCATCGTCCATTAAGATAATACCACCTGCTGTAATACGTTGGTCAAACTTCATATCACTTACTATGATATGATCCTTGAAGAACGTTAACTTATCAACTTTTGTTGGGCTAAATGCCGGTTTACTGTATGCGCTTAAATCGCTCATTTCTTACCTTTAATTTCCTGTGCTTTAATCTTTTCAACTTCTAAATCATCTTCAAATGATTCTTCTATTTCACGTTCAATTTCATTGAGTTCCGATAAATTAATATTTTTAGGTACTATTGGTGCTGCCTTTTGCTTATTTTTAACTGGTTGTGCTGAACGGTTACCCACTGTTTTGCCATATGCGTCATTAACTTTGGCTGTAGCTGTTCTAATAACTTGTCCGTGTGCATCGATGGTGTCACCACGTGCATTAACTTTCATATTACCCACTGCTCTAGTTTTTTCGTTTTTTGCAGTTAGTGTGGACATATCAACTACTTTACCCATTGCTGTTCTATATTTGCTCATACTTTTCTCCTTATTTTAAAAACTCATCGATAGATAAGTCATAGTACAAACTATTTATACGGTGTATGCCTATCAAAAACAATACAAAACTAGCAACACTACTACCACGCCCTACTCCCCAAACTATATTGTTTTTGCGCATTGTGTCTACTAGATACTTTAAGTATTGCAATAACACAAACATATTACGTTCTTGGAACTTTAATAATTCTTCCCCTGCACGTTGTAGTTCTGCCTCACTTTTGCATTGATCTAATACAAATTTAGCAATATCTATTTCATGATATTCTTTGGGCATATGCCAAACTTTTTGATTTATTTGGTCAAAGTCTTCAAGAGAGAGTTTCGGGTCTTGATATTGTTTTAAATTAGGAATGTTTTCTATTGAAAGAAAACCATTAAACTCAATGATAGTATCTACTAATGCATTGTTAACTGTACGTGTTGGATCTTGTAAAAACAACTCACACAAGTCATTTTGATTGTATATTAATTGACCATAAATATCCGTCTTCATACGTATATTATAACATAGTATTGAGATTTACTCAACTAGTTTGGTCATTTATTTTTCTTGTTCGGTTGTAAAGACAATTTCACTTTTAGATTTGTGATTTTTTTCTTTCCAAATCAAATTAAACTCTGCCCAATCAGACGGTACAGTTTTGAATAATTTAACAATCTTATCTTTTTTGACTGAAGTTTTAATAGGGTCACAAATGATGGTACCTGTATCTGACCACCAACCAGGTTCTTCAAATGGTCCTCTATTACTTTCAATCCCATAACTAAACTTAACTTGATCGCTTATACGTGATCCTAATGTAATATCAGTGATTATTAATCTACCTTCAGTAATGCTATTCAGTTTAGTTAATAACATTATTGTAATTATTTGGTCATATGGTTCTTCTGGCAAAGTGCATATCTTAAAACCACAAGATGAATATTTCTCAATTGTTTTATGTTCAGTATTCTGAACAAAAATACTGTTTTCTAAACATTCATTTAGAAAGTATTTAATTCTTTCCATTGCTACATTTTGTTCTCTAATGGATTCAGTTTCTACTTCCATATATACTGATATAGTGTAGATGTTCATTAAAAATTCGTCTTTAAAATAAACACCTGCTTGAAATGAAAAATCTCGTTCTATGCGTGTAGTCAATTTTAGCTTTCTTTTTGAATGTTAATTTTGGTTTTATCACCTTGCTTTTTAAGCAACTCATCCATTTTGCGACCATATTCTGCTCGGTAACTTTCCATTACCATATTCAATTGATGGATCATTGCACTATTTTGCATACGATATGCAAAGTTAAGCTTTTTAGTTAAGTCCGATATGGAACCTTGCAATTCTTCTAGTGTTTTATCAGATAGTGATGAGATGAACGGGTGTTCCATTCAAATATTTATTACCACGTTGTTAGTGCAATTCTTTTCCAGATATCAGTACCATTATATGTAACTGCACTGAACCCGTTTGCAGTTGTTGTTAATGTGACATTAGCTCCCGCAGTTCCTGAAGTTCTTGAATCACTTACAGAAATTGTTCCATTTGCACCTGCGGATGCAATAGCTTTAACATAATATATTGTGTTTGCAACTAAATTGGCTTGTGTTACATTAGCACCTGTAAAAATGATAGGATCATTTAAGGTTAAGCTACCTGTATTAGAAACTGTTAGTAAATTACCAGTTGCAGTTGCATTTGCAATTGCAACTGTATTTGCCGTAGAGTTATACGATGCGGTACATACATAAACATATTCAGTATCTACAGCTATATCACCCAAAACATCACCCTGAAATCCTGTAGGGGAAGGAGTACGTTGTTGAACTTGTGATGCTATTCTATTATTATTATATGGTTCTACTGTAATAGTATTGCCGCAATCAACTGTACTGAAGTTATAATCTAGTTGTGTTACACCATATGGAATAGAAACAGTGGGAACATTAGCAACATTAGCATAGTTTTCTAGTGAAGTAACACCGTATGTAACTTCTGTAGGGAATGTGATAACTGCTTGACTATTAGAGACAGCAAGTTGTAATTGTAGATTACTTTGTGTACCAGTAGGTGCCCATCCTGCAAATTGAATAGTAGTATTACCGGCAATAGTACCATACTGTACATCACCCAATGATGCGTTAATTAATATAGTTCCACTTATTGCACCGCCTAGGTTATATGTACTGGCTCTAAAACTACGGGTTAGTGCATTGCTAATAAGAGTATTAGCCATATCATTGTTCACTGTTGTATTAGCAAGTGCAGATTTAACTACAACTTTGTTTTGTAAATCTGTTATTTCTGTTCCAGCAGTGTTTAAATTAGTTCTGATGGCCGCAAAGTTATCTCTGAACCCTTGACTATTGTTATTCACCCCGGGTACAGGATAATTTACGTTAATACCGTTTGTGTTAATTGTGCTCATATTCTTTTTGTTCCGTTATATATTTAGTACTGTGTTTCGTCTGGCAAAATTGTTTGTCGAGGGAATAATACATAAAAATCCTTACTATCAAGTGGATCAGGTACAGGAGTAGCACTCGGTAACCCAGTCCAAGCAGGTGGATTTAGTTTTTTATCATAATTGTATGTTTCACTCTTATCAACACTAAATCTATCAATTTTGAAATTGATTTGATTTAATGTATACTGCCAATTATTTTCTATATTAGTTTTTATTGTTTCTGCGAACCCGGGTTTAGTATAACATATTACCCAAGCTGGAGTATAACCTAATGTTCCGCCATTAGTCTGTTCACTGGTCATCCATAATGGAAGTAGCCTACTATCGTATTCTTGTCCTATAACCTGTGCAACCCTATTACGCATATTATATAAACTATTTGGATATAACGTTCTGGCATAACCCGGTGTTAAACTTGTATAGTATTCTTGACCTAATACAGTGGAATAACTGGCATATATATCAGTAATACTTGTATACCATGGACCTAAACCCAAATCGATTGGTCTAGGCCAATATATACTACTACTTATACTTATACCTTGTTTATTAACTAAATTATCAATTACTTCACTATAAACAACTTCATAAATAATATCCCCTGCATTATTTTTTGCTATAGCAGTTTTTAATTCACCTAATGTGATATTTCTCCAATAGTGATTTTGTGTTACTGCGGCTAAATATTCATCAATATCACTTGCATATATTCCATATGCGTGTTCATATATAACGCTAGTTGCCTTACCAAAATATATGTCATTTGGTCTATATAACATTGATTCGGGAATTAATGTAGTGCTTTCTAATAATGAATTTATAATATTTCTATCATTGACACTAGGAGCAGCCTTAATATATAATGTATCAGTAGGTTGAGTGTATTCTTGTAGTACAGTTACATTAAATGTTTTTGTAGATTGAACAACTGCATATAATTTAGAATATGCTTGAATAGTAAATGTAAAAGATGTTTCTGCATTTTGGGTTAATAATTCAGTTGTTGGTTGATCTGCTACTCTACCTGTTATTTCACCATTATCTAATATAATTAAATTAGGAGGCAATGATCCAGATACTATCCTATATGATAATTCAGTATCAGATATAGCATTAACACTTAATGTACTAACTGTTCCATTAAATATAGTTCCTAAATCACTAGGTGTAACCCAAACAATCTCACCATTAATCTGATTACTTACATTATAAGTAAAGTTAAAATTAGGTGTTCTAATACTAGGATTGCCAGATTTATATGTGTTAACTGCAAAATTATATGTGCTTAACCCAGTTGAACTTAATATAGGTGTTCCGGTTATCCATCCTGTTACAGTATCCCCAGTTAAATCAGTGGGTAAATTAATATACTCATATTGTAGAGGATTACCATCAAAATCATTTCCGATAATTTTAAATGCAAAATATTCTCCACTAGTAAGAGTGCCAATAGATGCATTTACTGTAGTAGCAACCGGCGGTAATATATAATAGCCGTAATACGGATCAGTATCAGTTATATTATATGTTAATGGTCTTGTATTAAGTATAGTAGGTATACGTGAGTTTGGAGTGTACCCTGGTCCTCCTTGACTAATAGGAGTATTTTGATTCACCACAGTAATAGTATATGATGCGGTATCTCCACCTAAATTACTTAATAATCTAAGAATAAACGAATATGTACGAATTGTAGGTTGACCCACTGATATTGCTGACAATGTAACATTCATAGACCCAGTACCGTCTGATAACGCAAATACAGGACCGTTCTGAGTTGCTGATATTGTAAATGTAGTAGCACTATTAACTGTTTTTATATAATAGGTAGTATCTTCAACTATGTCGCCAAACGCTGTATCTGTAAAAGTGACCGGTCTACCTATAATAAAATCATTAGTGCTAGTACAAGTGATTAAATTACTAGTAATAGCAGTAAGAGTTGCATTGGTTTGAACTTCATTTAATGTAATATTAACCATAGGTGGATTAGCATAACCTCTAATTAATCCTGCGTCATTAATTTCTAATCCCGGTGGCAAAGATCCTTCTTGTAATTCAACTATAACAGCATTAGTATTATCAGGGTTATTGTACCCAATAGGCAATTCAATCCAAACACTATCAAGTGTGTTAAGAATACTTCCTTCTGGTGTCGTAAATTCCGGGATAGCGACACCAGATATTTTTATTGAAAATGTTCTATCACGTATATTGGATAAATTATCAGTTGCCCTAATAGTAAATATACTAGTAGTATCACTTGTTACTAATGTTGGTGTTCCACTGATCAACCCACTATTACTGATAGATATGCCAGGTGGCAATGATCCACTTAATAATATATATGTTATTGAGGTTGCAGGTGCAACTGCTGATGCTGATAACTGAGTCAGCATTGCTATAGTAGCTGGAAATGTTCCTAATGAACCAGCAGTTGTATTCCAATTTGGTTGTGCCATATTAATGTGCGCCTAAGTGTTGTAGTGCTAAGTGATAGTGATGTTTTCTATCTTCTAAACCAATTGTTCCACCATTGATACGTTTTGTTAATGTAATGAAATCATCCTTATCACAGAATTGATTTAGTTTATTATTATCCCAAAACCAACCAGCACTAGCAACAGCACCATTTGGTGTTTCTAAATATCTAACTGTATCTTCAATACTCATATCTAATGCTTCTGCAAAACGTGTGTAGTTATCACGACCGGTCAACTGAATCAATCCGCGACCTCTGAATCTAAATCCATCACCACTGTTCTCATCGCCATTCTTCATACGATTAGCATAAACACGATTAGCAATCATTTCTGGCTTGCGTTCATATTGCTTTGCTAGTTCTTCATTAGGGAAATACTTTTTAAAAGTACCCATCAAACCTTTAGCTGAGTAGTTTAAGTTTTCAACAACAGCGTTGAAACCACCACTTTCGTGTGCTATCTGTGCTAAGAATCCAGCACACCGTCTTGGGTTCTCAAACATCTCATAGTATTCTGCTACTGTGTTTAGTGGCTCAACAAAACCCTCTAATGTAGAGCGTTTTGTTTTAGGACACATAGCTGTTAATAATTCTATTGTTACCATTTAAATTCCTTATGCGTATGTTGCGCCTACACTATACCATTGAGTAGTTGTAGGTGCTATAAATTGTAATGTTGCTTTAGATGCTTGGGTAATAGCAATATTGGCTGCTGATGCATTTATTGCAGTATTGGCAGCTGGATATACTAATAAGCTATTTGCACTAGTATTTGTAATATAAATTGTCATACCTGCTACTGCAGTTGGCAATACTACTCCGGCGCCTGATGCTACAGTACTTACAACATTAATTTGTTTTGTTATTGCCGTTGCATTACCTTGAACAGTTCCTGCAGCCGATATACCAGTACCTACTGATGATATAAAATAACCAGTATTTGCAATAAAATTTGGTGCAGTAATGTTACCGGATGACCCCAAACTTGTTAGTGTTCCAACACTTGTAATATTAATTTGTGCGTTTGTTGTTACTGTTCCTGCTGTAGTCGCAGAACCGGCTGTAGTCGCAGAACCAGCAGACGTTGCCGCACCGCTTAAAGTACCTACAAAGGTTGTAGCAGTAATAGACCCGTTTGCTAAATTGGCGCTGAATGATGTATTACTTGCTAATGCATAGTTGCCATTTGATGTACCTGATATGAATGCCGGGTAGTATGTACCTGTTGTCTGTACATTATTTAATACTGCTGCCGCATTTGTTGCACTTGTTGCACTTGTTGCCGCACCACTTAATGCACCAACGAATGTTGTAGCAGTTATAGACGCATTAGCTAAATTAGAACTAATAGAAGTATTAAATACCGCTTGAGCATTTCCATTAGCACTTGAAGTAGTGAATGTTGGATAAACAGTAGTTGCACTTGATGTGTTCTGTAATAAAGCAGATGCATTTGTTGCACTTGTTGCACTTGTTGCCGCACCACTTAAAGCACCTACAAAGGTTGTAGCAGTAATAGCTCCATTTGCCAAGTTAGCAGAGAAGTTGGCATTAGATAAATGTGCATAATTGCCATTTGCAGTAGCACTTATGAAAGGAATATAAACTGTACCAGTTGTTGTTAGTGTTGTTAATAATGCTGCCGCATTTGTTGCTGATGTAGCAGTACCGGCACTAGTTGCATATGTTGCATTAGCTACAGTACCAGTTACGCTAGCACCAGTTAGACTTGTTAATCCAGAACCATTGCCGGTAAATACTCCAGCAGAAAGAGTCATATTTCCTGCATTAATATTACCAGTAACAATTAATGATGTTAATGTACCAGTACTGGTAATGTTAGGTTGTGCGTTTGTAGTTAGAGTACCACCTAGTAATGTTGCTGTCAATAAGCCAGTGTTTTTAGTGAAAGTAAGATTCGCACTAGCATTGGCAGCACCGGCATCGTTGAATAGAACTTGAGTAGTGCTTCCGGGTATAGGTGTTAGTAAAGCATCAGACCAAGTTAATACACCTGACCCATTTGTTCTTAGATAAAAATTACTACTACCGCCGGTAATTGTCACATTACCAACAGCACCCAAATTACTTGTACCAGATACTGTTAATCCTGTTAATGTACCCAAACTTGTAATATTACCTTGAGCCGCAGTAGTTACGTTACCGCTAAAGTTACCACTAAGATTTCCACTAATAGTACCAGTAGCATTTAAATTACCTGCTACGTTAATCCCAGTGCCGGTTATAACCAATGTAGTGTTACCATCAACTACAGTATTTACATTACCATTAGCCGATGGTATACTTACGTTGCTAGTACCATTGACAATAGTACTTCCCGCAGTTACAGCAATATTAGTAATATTACTACCATCTCCTTTTAAATATTGTGCTCCAAGTGTACCACTGTTTGCATATACATTTCCAGCAGTTACATTACCTGTTACCGCTAAACTTGTTAGTGTACCTACACTAGTAATATTTGGTTGAGCATTAGTTGTTACGGTACCTGCAGTTGTGGCAGATGTAGCAGTAGTTGCGCTTCCTGCACTAGTTGCATATGTCGCATTGGCTACAGTACCGGTTACATTGGCACCTGTTAGTTGTGATAAACCGGCACCGTTACCTGTAATAAGTCCAGAATTTAATACAATAGTGCCATTACCAAATACAGCGTTAGCACTTGCATTACCGATTGTTAATCCAGTCAACGTGCCCAATGATGTTATATTAGGTTGTGCGGCTGTTGTTAGTGTTCCTGTTAATAAGTTTGCACCAATTGTACCTGAGTTGGCATATACATTACCGGCAACTACATTACCGGTTACTGCCAAACTTGTTAATGTGCCAACACTTGTGATATTTGGTTGTGCATTTGTTGTTACTGTATCGGCTGTTGTAGCACTAGTCGCAGTACCAGAACTTACAGCATATGTTGCATTAGCTACTGTACCGGTTACGTTGGCACCTGTTAGTTGTGATAAACCAGAACCGTTACCTGTAAATACACCAGTGTTAGCAGTAAATGCAACTGCAGTTACTGTCCCGTTTACTCCTAAACCAGTTAATGTACCTACACTAGTGATATTAGGTTGGGCATTTGTTGTTACTGTACCTGCAGTACCAGAACTTACAGCATATGTTGCATTGGCTACAGTACCGGTTACATTGGCACCTGTAATTGCAGTTAAATTTGCACCGGATCCTATAAAATAGTTAGCAGTTACACTATTACCTAATGTAGCGTTAGCTCCTGTTATATTTCCACTAGCAGTTAAATAACCAGTAACATTAGCACCAGTAGAAGTAACAATTAATACATTTGCAGTACCACCTACTCCGGTGGTCACATTGCCGTTTATACCTACTACAACATTACTGTTACCATTAATAATACTACTACCCGCACTAATAGTCAAGTTACTTAATAAGTATCCATCACCACTAAAGAAATTAGCAGTTGCAAGATTACCTAAATTACTATTACTTGTTACATCAAGATTACCAAGTGTACCTACACTAGTGATATTTGGTTGAGCATTAGTTGTTATTGTACCAGTAAGTAATGATCCTTTAACTGTACCGGAGTTAGCATATACATTACCTGCAGTTGCATTACCGGTAACAGCTAATGATGTTAGTGTACCTACACTAGTAATATTTGGTTGACTGTTAGCATTAGCAGTTAGAGTTCCTGTTACATTTGATAAACTATATGGATTAAGAGAAGCACTGTATACACCGGCAAAATTGTTTGAAAAAACGTTTGCTGGGTTAATATCTACCACTAACGTTTGGGCAGTATTACTTATACTTGCCGTAGTACCACCATTGCCATCACGTCCAATACTTAATGAGCTAGTAGAAACTTGTACACACGCAATATTTGCAGTAACGATAACGTTTCCTGTAGGACTATTAACAGTAATACCAGCACCTCTATTAACTGATGTTACTGATCCTGCGGTTGTTGTAGCAAATAATTCATTGAAGTTAGTTTGTACTTTTTGGAATGCCGTTCTTATAGCATCTGCATCTGGATCATCCGGAAAGCTACCGAAATCTATATATTGTTGAGCCATATCTATATCACCTTATTTAGTATTTATCGTTTTCCTACAAACACTATAGCCAAAAAAGTACCCGACTAAAGCCGGGTACTTCTGAGCAATATTAATTACTTAATACCACTTAATTTGCGCCAATCCGTTAACAAATCAGTAGACTCTTTCATTGGACTACCTAAACGATTTACTTGTGTAGAAACAACTGGGATTGTTGTTTGACCGGTAGATTTTTGCTTGTTTAATCCACCTGAAATAACTTTAGTCATAAAGTCAATATCAGTTTCAAAGGTGTCATCATCACCGTTAGCATATGACTCATCTAAATCTTCTTCTTCAGCATTAGCTTCGTCGGCCGCATCGTCGGCTGCAATAGCATCAGTACCAGCTTCACCACCATCACCACCTTCTTCAAGAGGAGCATCAGTATCAGCAAAGTTTTTACCAGCCGCTGTTGCTAAGGCTGCATCACGTGTAGCATCTGTTTGTTCTTCTTCAGCTTCGTCATTGTTGTTAGGATTGATTTCTTCTGCAACTTCGTATTCACGTTGATCCATTGATTCATCTTCTTCAACTGATTCACCGCACGAATGGCCTTCTTGCATAGCAGAACCACAACTTTCACAGGTTTCTTCGTGTGTGTGAGCTGGTTCATTACCACCTTCTTCTTCATAATCACCGGCTGATTGTGCAGAACCTTGACCGGACATTTTGCGAATCAATGATAACATATCATCATGGTCATCAACTACTTCGATCTCTGCAGGAGCTTCTTCACCATCAACTGCAACGCTCATTGGTTGTGAACCAGTTGAAGATATAGCTTGCTCATCTCCACCAAACAAACCTAAACCTGCTTGTTTAATGATATTTAATAATTGATCAGCTTCACTGTCTTGCGCATTTACACTTACTGAGTCAGGCTGTCCTTGATTACCTTTACTGATGCTAACAGTCATACCTTCAATAACTTTTTCACCTTCTAACAATGCATTTAATTGTTTGTCTAAAGATTCAAAAGCGAATGGGCTTTCTTCGATACTACTTGTATCTTTGAATGTATTGCCACCTAAAGTGAACTTACTACCTTGTGGGGTGGCCTTTAATTTACCGGTAAAAGCATTACCTTCATCAGTAATACCGCCGCGCATTGCTTGACTAGCCATACCTGAAGTGGTTGCTGCCGGCATAGTACCTTCTGTTTCACCTACATAACCTTGAATTGGCATTTGACCATAACACTCATCTAGACCTTCTTTGTAGCCTTCATGGTAATGTCTTGATTCTTCCATGTCATCATAACGACAATTATAGCCTTCTTTAGTAAGAGCATGAGCTTTACCCATATGGCGAGCTGCCTTTAATCTATGATCCATACCTTCTTTAACTTTCTTTTTATCTGTTGCGGCTTTTTTCATTGGTTCTTTCTTATCGCCGTCTTTGTCTATATCTAAGAAGTCTGGTTTAGCCGCTTCTTTTACTGTCTTTTTCTTTTTCTCATCATATTCAATGTCTTTAGTAACTTTCTTGCCAGCCTTTTCAGCTTTAGCATCATCTTTACCTTTGTGACCCATATCATATTCTAAGTCTTTAGTAACTTTCTTACCTGCTTTTTCAGCTTTATTGTCAGCTTTAGCACGTGCTTCGCTGATAGGGCTCATCAAACTATCGTTTGGTGGTTGATCGGCTTCACGAATTTTCTTTAGTTGTGCACCAGCAATACGCTTTGCTGCCTCTACACCATATTTTGGTGTTAATTTACGAACCATTGCATCAAAGCCAGTAGTAGCATTGTTATGCTTACCGATATCTTCTTCGTGCATTTGATCAGGCATCAAAGTCATTTCACCTTTGCCAATAGATTGTTTAATCTGTTGTGCTAATTGTGGGTTATTAACTGTACCTAATGTCTTATTACCTTGAGCAATAACTTGCGTATTCTGTGCAGGTTGACCAGCAACTTGTTGCTGTTGCTGTTGTCCCGGTGGTGTCATTTGACCAGGTTGTTTAGGCATTTGATTTGCTGGTTTGATTTGAATCTGTTCAGCTTCTTCTACTGGAGCGTTGAATGATCCACGTGATAAACGCTGAACTGTATCAGGCTTATTAAACTTAGGTGTTACCTTTGTTGCAAGAGCGGAAATTGGGTTACCTTTTGCATTAATTGTTTTACCTACAGATTTTACTTCAGCACCACGTGTAAAGTGTGGGTTCTTACCAAAATATTCTTTATGTTGCGGATTCATTTTAGCAATTGCATCAGGAGACATTTCATTTTCAGCTAGCATTGCTTGATCCAATGCATCAAAATATTCTTTTAAACTATGCTTAGTAGTTTTCTTTTTGTCATGCTTTGGTAACTTAACATCTTTACCATGCTTTACACCAAATGCACTGAAGTCATATTTCTTATCTTCACCGGAAGATTGTGTAGCTTTCTTTGGACGACCTTTACCTCTTTTTTCTGTAGAGGCAGCTTTAACTCTATTGCCTTCTGCATCTTCGTCATCTTTACGTCCATAACCACCCGGCTCAGCAGTATGGGTTAAACCAGTTTTAGTTTTTGTTGTAGCTTCGTTCAACTGGTCTAGTTGTGATAATAAACTTTTGAAATCCATTTTATGTTCCTTTTATTTTGATACGCTAGCGCCAGTTGCTGGCTTTGGTGGGCGTTTGATTGTGCTCATCGGGCTCTTATCGCCTAATTGTTTGTCATCCAAATATGGTTTGAATGGGTCAAACGCATCAGGAGTCTTTTGACCGGCATAAAGGATATCAATAGTTGAACCCTTCATTTGGTCTTTGATACTAGTTAAGTAACTATCACCATAGGCTTTAGCGGCTTCTTTAGCACCGGGCTGTTCTTCTAATTCAGTATGTAATAATAATGGATTATGACTCATTTCATTAGCATAACCTTCTGCTTCACTATTAATACTATCATCAAAATCAGTAGTGATGACACGAACCATATTGATGTTGTAACCTAGAAGTTGAGCAATTTGCTGAATCATAGGTTCAGTGGCTGGATATCTAAAGTCAGCTTTAATGATAGTTACAGATTGATTTGCTAGATTAGGAAATCCGTAAGGATCTTTCTGTATAGGAGTTTTCGTTGGATCACTAATTCGTATAGGATCAAACTTGTTTAGATTGTACTTAAACATATCTATAAAGTTTTTATCAACGTCACCGGCAATCTTTATAGTATATTTGTAACTTTTAAGACTTTCGGTTATGTATGTTTTTAGGCTTTTCATTTCGTTATTCCTGTATTATGTATTTATCATTGTTCATTTGTTTTGCTTGCCAACATCTTTAATAACTCATTACGGTCTAAAGCTTTACCCTCACCTACTGGAGTATTCTCTATCTCTTCGGCTTTTCCAGCTAACTTTTGGTCTAAACTGGCTTTCTTAAGCTGTAAATCAATCATCTTTAACTTCTTGTTAAGCTTTGCTGTTTTAGCAGTAATAGCGTGTCCTAACATATTACTTGCAACACTAAAAATTTCGCTACTGAATCTACTATCAACTTGCATACCCAAATCACTTAAATCTTTAAAACTATCTACAGCCATCTGCGCCAATTCATCTAATTCAGTATCACTTGCTTCTAATCCACGAACCTGCGGTAATGCATTGTCAATCTTCTCTAATGCACTCAATGCATCAGTTGTTATTTCACTAGCATTTTCTGGGATAGGAATGTGCAAGCTATCTATTTCATCTTGAGGAAGTTCAAACAATTCTTGGAGTTTTTTAGTCATACAAGTATTTAGTTACTTGCTTCGCCCATTATAGAAAAGATCATCCTCAGTAATTACTCTAAATGTATACCCATGATGTTTGCAATAAGCCATTGCGGCCTGCCACTTAGCGTGATTAATTGCTACTATCATTCTATCTTTGGCATTGGCAACTTTGCTTTCTATAATGCTTTGTTTTTTAGGTTTAATTTCAACTATTTCAGCTACCTTTTTTCCGTGCTTATTTTCATATACTACAAAAAAATCAGGAATATAGTTTTTAGGTTGACCAGTAAATGGATTACGATACGGTACACTTATTGCTTCACTAGCCCAATATAATACATTTTTGTTAGTATCACAGAATGTCATAAAAGTAAGTTCCCATCCACTACGATATCTAGGTGTATGTTTACCTACATATTTTTGAGCATTCTTTGGAGTGAATGTGCCTTGAGCAAACTTTGCCATGATTATTGCACGATATTACGTGCGACTGGTTGATTAGATTGTGGTATAGTGCTTACACCATATAAACTAGTTTTAGATTTAAAACTATTAAGGTAATATGATATAACTTGATTCATTTGTAATTTATTAGTGCCTTGAATTTGACCTAATAAATCTAAAACAGGGATACCTGTCTCTTGTGATATTCTAAATAAAAAAGCAGTAAAGTTGCCAGCAATTGCTTTAGTACCACATATCGTTTTAAAATATCCGTTAACGATATCAAATTCATTACCATTTACTACCATATTAAATGAGTAAAAATCATCAAATACTTTGACAGTTAAGTCAGTTGATGTACGTTCATCTATAATTCTTGCCATATTATGTTCCTATATTAGTTATTTATAGGAGGAGGAGTTACGTTTCTACCATTTGCTTGTTGATATTGATTTGGTCCTGCACCAAATATAGGAAGATTAAACAATACATTTCTACCAGTATTATTTACAGGATTCATAATGGCATTAGTAATTCCTGTTGTTACTTCACTCCTAATAGCTTGTTTAAGATTAATGTTTTTAAGAGTATTGTAAGTAGTTCCTGCTTTTTGTATAGCACCTAATATGTTTGTATTAGGGCCCGACAAATCATTAATAAATCCACCAACACCATCTACTAAACCACCTTGACCTAAAATACTAGCCTGACTTCCGGGTCTAGCAATAGGACTAGTAACTCTATCATAATGATCATTAATACCAAAGCCAGCAATAATATTACTAGGTTCTTTACCACTAATAGCACCTTGAAAATACTTAACAGTTTCATAATCCAATGTCATTGTATTTTCCATTGTTCCAGTACCCTCAGCATAGTTGTATGTATCGTGTGCAAATTTATTAATCATAGGATTAATTAAAGTATATGCTACGTAATTGTGTTGATTAAAACCAAACACAGTAATGTTTTTAAAGAATGGAACTTTAGTTTGACCATTGGCAGCTTGAATGTTAGTTGCCGGAGTATCCGATGTTTCACCTATATAACCCCAGTCAGTATCACCTGTTATATCCTGTGCATATATGTTTCTAACATTATAGTTTGCATTGTTAGGATTGGTGCCGCCGGTAAGAGCTTGTCTTCCGGATACTGTTACAACTGGCTTACTAGCATCTTTGTAATAATATGTATAGTAATTATACCACAAGTTACGTATTAAGTTTCCATTATCATCATGAAAATTAATATCTACTGTGTCATATTTTATTTTTGTTTGTACAATACGTTTACGATTGTATTGATTTAACTGATGTGTATCAAATGAATAACTAGGTAATTTTACAGATTTAACAGCTAAACCAAAGTTTGCACCTTGTGGCAAACCTACTGCATATGCACTTTGATTGATTTCAAAATACACATGGAATAGGAACTTGAATTTAGGTGCATATTGATATGCATTGGGTCTGAAAGTCTTACTAGCGTGAGTGTAATCACGAAGGTAATCGCTGCCGAAGAATCCTCCGGCAGCGTCTGTTAGTAAATTCTGAAAAAATCCAGACATTTAATATATTAAAATATATTAAGAACCAATACCTGTAGCTATTGATCCAAGTGTACGGCCAACACTCGTGCCAACACCCGCAGTCAATGGTGATTGAACAGCATTGTCGAAACGTATTGACATTTGTATTGTTACTACTTCATTTGAACTGTATGCTAAATTGTTATAGTTAGCGGCTTGTAAGAAGCAACCATAACATTCCCAAGTTTCTAAAACGATAGGAACACTTGTGCCATTACCACCGTCTAAAATTTCAATGTTTGTTTGAAACTTATAATCTTGACCTGATGCGGCTGATGCTTGTTCAACAAAGTCCATTTGCTTCTGTAATTGTTGACCTACTAATTGGGAAACACTACCTGTTGCATCATCTCTAACGTTGATTGTTAGAGGTTGCCATTCGTGTCTACCTGCCAAATACATAGTAGAGTTATAAACAGGGATATTAATTTCGCCAAAACTAACTGATGGACGTGTTACGTCAATAACTTGTTTAGTTAATTCATTAGTAGCGTTATTAGTACCGAAGTTTAGAAAATTAACTCTAAAACGATATTGTAGTTTGGGCATTAGCAAGCCCTGATTTCCGCCAGCATTATCCGATGCTACGGTCATGTTAAACAATGATTGTGAGGCTATTGCCATTTTTTTCTCCTGTTATTAATATTTATCTTTATAATTTGATACCCCTTTCGGGGTATCAAATTTTATTATTGTCCACCGAGCTCGCCTGTGTTCAATATACGAACCGGGATATAGATGAATTCAGCTGCCTTAACAGGCTCAACTGCAACGTCAATCCACAATTCATTTCTATCGATTCTTGCTGGAGTATTGTTACTATCGTCACAAACTACAATATAATCATATAGACCGCGTTTTGCAACTAAATCTACCATCAATGTTTCTACAACACCGGAGATTTGATTGCGTGTTAGTGCATCATTAGGTTCGAATACGAACGGTCTTGCTGCCAATGTCAACTGTCTACGTATGTAAGCAATCAAACGAGCAACGTTAGTTCTATCTAACGCACTTGAACTGTTAAAGCTTGTCTTGTTACCGTAGTTCAATAAACCAACACCAGTAAAGAACACTAATGGATTAATGAAGTTGGTATACAATACATCACGAATACCTAAGCGTGTCTTAATTGGAGTAAACTCACCGGTCGCACCATCAACATAACCAATGCTTAATGCATTGTCAATTGTACCACGGCGTGTACCAGCTGCCGCTAACCAAGGATAAGCTACAGTATCATTACGTAAGAATGTACGCAACATCATATATGAAGCAGGAACAGCTACCTGATTACCTGACAAGTCTGTTGCTAAGCCACTTGGATAGAATAGACCCATATATGTATTGCGTGTTACTAAACCTTGTTCACCTGTACTAGATGCACCGGCTTCGTTAGTAGCCCAAGCTTGAATATCAGTAGCACTATCAGCTAAACGCATTGGAGTATCACCTAAGATATAACCAGTTTCACCTCGATCTGCGTTCAACGCAATCATTGCAGGTTGTAGTTCAGGATAGTTAGGAGTAGCCATCAAGTTGAAGAAGTTATCTTCATCACGAATTGCAGTATTAGTTGCAACTGCGGCATTTAATGACTGAACAACCATAGCACGTTGTGCTTTACGACCCATATATGGAGCACCATTAGTTTGTAAACCACTTACTGTTACCCAAGCATCTGTTTCTGTTGGCAAAGACTCATCAGGGAAATCCGTACCATTGAAATAGTTTGTTCTGAACTGCTTTACATTATAACCTGAACGGCGTGTGTTAAACAATAACATACCTGATGGATATAAACTTGCATCAGGAGCATCTAAATCTAAATAATTGCTAGCTAACAATGATACGATTGTTGGGATAGGATCATCTACTGGACTTGTTGTACCGTTTGTGGCCCAACGAGCATCAGAAAATAATACACCAGTACTACCTGTTTGGTCAGTGTTATCAATTAGTACCCATTGATCAGTACTGTTAACTGATTGCCAACGACTAATTACTGGGTAATTTTCTAAATCACCAGTATTAATCCACAAATCACCATATACTAAAGCTGTACCGTCACTTTGAACAGTTGGTGTACTTGCAGAAATTATAGGACCATTTGGATCAGTTTCGTTTGTTCCACTAGGTAAGGGGAATCCATCACTATCATAATCACGCAAACCATAACCATACCAAGCACTATTGTAGTTAATCATAATATCAACTTGATCAACTACACTATAGAACCAGTTAGTGTTATCTGCAGGAGCCACTACAGGATCGCTGTCACTTGAAATATAAGTAAATTCAACCCAGTTACTTAACTGTGATTGAAACGCTATAGGAGGAGTACCTGAAATATATGTAACTGCAGTCACTGCACCAGTAGACACAGCAGTAACCTTAACATCTAAATCGTTGACTCCTGACTGTCCGCCTAATTCTACACCGTCAACACTAATGATATCTCCAATAGTATATCCCGATCCAGTAGCCGCCACACCATCACCTACTAAAACATAAGCACCAGATGAGGTTACAACATTAATCGTAGCACCAGTACCAGTAGCACTAGTACTAGGAGCCCCTGTAAATGTTGCTTGAATTGTAGGTCCATATTTAACACCAGTAGTTACACCAATAGTAAATCCAGCCTCAACAATTAATCCGTTAGATACACCAGTTGAGACAAATGAACTATTAACAGTGTCATCCATAATAATTTCTCCACCCTCAGTGTGCGTAATTTGAATTGCACCATCAGTAGTTACTATAGCTGTAGTATTTGGAATACCTGCTGCCGACCATGCTGTTACAAAATCAGTCGCATCACTATTATCTGCAACTGTTATATTATACGCATTACTTAAAGTTGTAGTACCCGCAATAGGTACAAATACATTCATACGATATGGACCAGAGTTGAAAGTAGGAGAAGTATTATCTCCTGTGATTACGGTAGGTCCTGTTGCAATACGCTCCCAGAAGTAAATTGGAGCAGTAGCACCCGACCCATTATAATTATATTGCGAATAAATAGTTCCAGCTGGAATAGCTTGACCACCGGTTGCATCTAGACTTGCACTAGCTGACCAGTCACTAACGTATAATCCCACATTCTTAGCATTCCAAGTTTGTGTAGCACCGTTGAATACTGACATTGATGGATTTAAACCATTACCAGATGCACCAACTTTAATCCAAATTGATCCAGTTGGACGAGGTTCTGATTGACTACTTGACCATAATGGCATTTGAGCAGACGTACCGTATACAAGAAGAGGTTGGTAATACGTAGTAGAATCAATACCCATATCAGCCAATGCACCAGGAGTAACTTCTGTTAAGGTTAAGTATGAATTAGCAATACCTAATGTTGTTAATTGATTGGAGAAGATGCATAATTTACCACTACGAACTTCTGCAGTTACATCTGTCCAACCTAAATTATTAATTACAGTAGCCACACCATCAACAGTATTATTTGGGGCTACTGGAACTGTAATAGTTACGGAATAAATTCCAGATACACTCATTGTGAATGACTCACCTGCAGTCAAGGTTGTAGGTGAATTAGTACCTTGTACTGCCGGTGTATCATTTCTCCAAACAGGGCCACCTAATCTTGTCCAAGCATTAGTAGTTGTTTTATAAAAATATGTTTTATCTGATGTGCTTACTGGATTACCAGTAATTTGTATAGCATTAACTGCATACTCACCCACTGAACCAATGCTATTATTTGGAACACCGGCAGTCAAATCAGCACTGTCAGTAATGACAATAGGAGTTTGTAATGCAAATTTTCCAGTTGTAGCATTGAATTCATAGATACCCCAACTGCTTGTAGTAGAATCTAACCAATATGTGCCGCTAGCTGGATTCCCAGTTGGGCGACCTGTTTGACCTACTAAGCTAGCTAAGTCGATATCAGCACGTAGAACGTAACAACGATTTGTCACACCTAATGTTGAATAAGCAGCCAACAAGCCGTATTCATTAAGTTCATAACCTTGAATTGGTGTACCATTTGTCGTTGTATAGAAGAATGGAGTACCATACAAGTTTACTAAATCTCTTTGACTTGTAACTTGGAATAATTTGTTTGCGTTTGCCGCTGTTGTTGCCGCCGCTACACCTGTACCAGATGCGTCAGCTTTATTCTGTGCCGTAGCAAGAACCACTAGTGGGACGGAATTTGTGGGCGCTGGTAAATATTGACTTTGGTCAATGATTGATACTTCTACGCCTGGAGATGTTAATGCCATTTTATGTTTCCTTTATGTAAAATTTTGAGGTTTACCACCTGATTGCATATTAATATTTATCTAATACTTCAAAAAAGATCCATTATCCGTGCCTTCGAAGGTTTATAGAGTAAATAGACTATGAGACCAATCTGTTCTACCTGTGAAAAGAATTTCTGCGCTATTAATTATAAGCGTGGTGAAGTCACCCATTATCGTAGTATGTGTGACGAATGTGGTAGAAGGAAAAACAAACTTAAACCTCGCACTCCTAAATGGAAGAGTAAAGGTTATAAGAAAAAAGCCGCTTGTGATTTATGCGGCTTTAAGAGTTTATTTACTAGTCAAATTACAGTCTTTCATATTGACGGCAACTTAGATAACGCAGAAATGTCTAATCTGCGTAGCATCTGTCTTAACTGTGTAGAAGTAGTTAAAAAGAAAGAAGTTACTTGGAAACGAGGAGACTTACAGGTTGACCACTGAGTTAACTTGCTTATGTAAGTCATCAATAGAACCGTTATTATCAATATAATGGTCATACAATAATCCAACACTACTATACTCACTAGCATGGACACTATAGTTTCCTAACTCTACCATAGCTTTTAATCTTTGTTCACTACCCTCAGGCTCATTATTATAGTCTACTGCGGCACTATACCAAACTGGACGTTCACCTCTATTAACTCGCATAGTGATTCCACCTACACTTTTAATTGAATTGACTTCATTAACAAAACGACAATCTGTAATCACAATGTTTTCATCAGTTTGACGTAGTTTATTCTCTACACTTGCTACCCAAATATCACTATGGAAGTTATTACGACATACTTCTGTTCCCCAGTATTGTAATACCCATCTTGGGGTAATATTCATACCTAGTCGGTCACTCCACCATTCGTCTTTTTGTTCTCGCCATGCTCTGCTTGTTTTAGTTGAACCTTCCAAGTATTCTCTATTCCATCCAAAGACGGCTGATACTGCGTCTTTTAAACTTGCCGCAAAACTAACACGTTTGAACCCGTGAAATGTGCAAAGATAGTCGGCAATTGTGTCCTTGCCGCTCGAAATTAAACCGGTAACACCTATAATCATATGGTAACTCCTGTAATACATATTGTACTACAGGAGTGTTGTAATGTAAATTGTTTAGGTTAACCTTGTACCCAAGTCAATGGCTGACTGTAATCTACATATCGTTTTAGTTCTTCAATGAGTTCTTGTTGAAGTTGTTTGGATTCAGCCTTCATTGCCGCACCATTTAAACTTGTGCCGCCTCCTGGACCTGCGATACTAGCAAACTTTTCACGTGCTTCACCAATAATACCTTTTAATACGGCAAATACCCAATCACCAATCCATACACCGGCACCTGGATCTTGCAACAAAACTTCTTGTGTTCTTTGTACATCAGCCCAAATCAATATACGTTCTCCGGATCCTTTTGGATCACGCACAATACGTAATACTTTGGTAACCGGATCAAATGTATAGATAACATATCCACCAAACATTCTGGCAGCTAGTTCAACGTAACCTGCATAAAAGTCATATGTTGCCATACCACCTGCATAGTTATAGTTTAACAAATAAGTGTTTAGAATAGCTGAACTAAATGGATCAAATGAACTACTTGATGGACCTGTTTCTAGACCAACTGTTCTACGAAAGATAGAACGTACATTAATAAACTCACTGGGAAGTGTATAAGTATCTACATTCTTTTCTACTGTGAAAAGAGTGTATGATTCTGCTGTAGAGTTTTGTGCCCGTTGACGATATACTTTGATGGCATAGTTATATGCCGCTTCATAGTGTTGCGGGTCTAGTTCTAAATCAATAATGCCGTCACCTAAACGATATCTAACGTTTTGGAATAGTGCTTGTTTTAATTCGTCTAGCGTTAAGCCTGATGGTGTAGCTAATATATTTGCGGTCATAGTTGTTTCCTGATGTTGTATTTATCAGGAAACTATAGTGTTGTAACCTATTATGCTAGACCATAAGTTGCGGCCGCTAAGTCATATCTAGCAGTACCAACACCTGCAGTATCTGTGGCCACTACACCTGTGTTTGATACTAGGTTAGTAATTGATACAGCACCGCCGGCGGCACCATATCCAAAAATAGCTTTGTCAGTACCATAAGTTGCGGCTCCTAACTGACTCCTAGCAGTACCAACACCTGTAGTATCTGTAGCAACAACGCCTGTATTTGATACTAAGTTGGTCATTGATACCGGTCCGTTTCCATATCCAAATATAGCTTTATCAGTTCCATAACCTGCGGCTGCTAAACTATATCTAGCAGTACCAACACCTGTTGTATCAGTAGCAACTACACCTGTATTACTTACTAGGTTGGTCATTGATACTACAGTAAAACCTCCGGCGCTAGTAGCACCATAACCAAATATAGCTTTGTCAGTACCATATGTTGCGGCTTCAGCTAACTGTCTTGCTGTACCAACCCCTGCAGTGTCAGTCGCAACTACCCCTGCGTTTGATACTAGATTAGTTATTGCGGTGTTGGATGGTCCAGTCCTACCATATCCAAATATAGCTTTATCCGAACCATATGTTGCGGCTCCAAGATTATATCTAGCAGTGCCGACACCGGTAACATCATTTGCTACTATACCTGCATTTGATACTAGATTAGTCATACTTAGTGGATTACCAGATGTTTGGTCATAACCATAACCAAAGATAGCTTTATCAGTGCCGTAACCTGCGGCTGCTAATGCATTCCTAGCAGTTCCAACACCTGTTGTATCAGTAGCAACTACACCTGTATTACTTACTAGGTTGGTCATTGATACACCACTACTACCGTTAGTCCCATAACCAAATATAGCGTATGCAAGATACGACGGAGGTTGTGGTGTTACACTTACTCCACCACCAATTGAAATTCCTGATCCGATATCCATAATATGTTATCCTTTAACATATTTATCAGATATCATTTTCTTTTCGATTTTCGCTATAATGTGCGTCAAAACTACCACCGGGATAACGACTTTCTAATTTACGAACGTTCTCATCAATAACATCATTTGGGTCAAGATTCAAGGCCCTACAAGCATTAATCCAGTACCACATAACATCACCTAATTCTCGCTTTAAGTGAAAAACTTCAGCATCAGTTAATGGTTTGCCCTGAAAAAACATCTTTTTGGGCACTTCGATAAATTCACCACCTTCAGCCGCTAATCCTAGGCAAGCGGTTAATAACAGTGGTACATTGATATCAGGACCATGTACTCCATTACCAATATAATTACCATCAAGCTCATCACATCGGTCCATAAACGTAGTCAAGTCATTACTTGCTTTGCTTGTTACAGCTTCTACAAAATCTTTGTATTTGTTTAAATCAATATTACTCATTAAAATGCTTTCAAAATAATCATTTGATCATTAAACCTACCGTTAGGTGTTGTACTAACTGCTTTAATGTCTTTAAAATACTTACGAGCGGCCGGCTTGCTACCCATAACTTCTTTAATCTGCTCACTAGGTTTACGTAATGTCTTTACTTCACTTTGTGCAGTATCAAATCCCAACAGTGTACTACCTTTAACAGTAAAGGTCTTGCTATAATCATCGGCAATGTAATGATGTAACTTGCGCTTTGCGGTATCATACACCCAAGCTTCACTTGCACCATGAAGCTTGATTGGACTAATACTTACTAAGTCCATCTTACTTGCAGTATCTTTGAATGTTTTAAGATACTTAAGTTTTGCTACTTGTTTCTCTACTGGTACTGCTTTACGTGCCCTAGGAGCTTTTGCGGCCTTCTTAACACTAATGTAACTGTTCAAATCATTGATAACTAATTCAATAAACTTAACAATGTTTTTAAGTTGTGTTTTTGTTAGGTGCTGATAACCCTGAACTAGTTGCGCATCTGTACCTTTTAATACTTCTTCAATTTCATTCAGTTTCTTTTTCCACACATCGGTTAGCAAACTAATATGTTGAGGCATTACATTCTTTTTAGCTACTTCATCAATTGGTCGTAATGTATGTCTTGTTCCGGCACCTGACGTAATATATTCATCAAACAATCCTTCAAGTTCACCGCCGGCTTCACGTGCTTTATCTTTAAGAATTTCCTGAATGTTGGGACGAGAAGGAGCTTCAGGTGCACCGGTTGCAGTAGCTTCAACTAGTTGTGGTTTATTAATAGTTTCAAGCAATCGTTTAATTTCATTTTGTAGTGTATCTGATTCTGTTTCAGATAGTTCTAGACCACGCAATTCCATACGTGCTAACCAGCATAAAGTATTGATACATTCTTTCTCATCAATCCTACGCATGATCTTAGCCTCTTGTGGTCTTTCACGTAGGTCTAGGTATTGTGCTAAAAATTCTTTAGCATCTTTCTTACCATAAAAACGACCATACCATGTGAAACTACGCATAAGTGCTACTCGGCGTCTATCTGAATCGGGTTGTACGGCAAACATAGGTTCAGGACCTAAATATTCTGTATCCGGGTCTCTGGGGTTAAGTGTCTTAACCTGTGAATAATCACTAGCTTTAATGATTTTACTTGCGGGTTTACGTGTTGCCATTAAGTTCTCCTAAATTTATAGCGCATTTATGTATTGTAGCAGATTGTCCATTTGTTGTCAACCGTGAGATTGAGCCATTTTCTAACTCTATTTACTGAACCGACTATAAACGATAAATAATACATATGCCTAGACTCTCATTATATCACCCTACAAAATCAAACGATTATCGTTTCTTTGATAAAACAATATCAGAGATGTTTACTGTTGGTGCCACTGATTTATATATCCATAAATATTTGGGTCCAACAGATCAGGGTGCAAGTATTGATTATACACAACCTCAATATGATGCATTAGATCCTACTAATATACAAGATTTACTATTTTTAGAGAATAGAGATAGGACATATGATCCTAATATTTATAGATTACGTGGACATTATAATGTACAGAATTTAGACTTTGATTTAAGCCAATTTGGTTTATTCTTAAATAACGATATTATCTTTATTACCGTTCATTATAATGATATGATTGATTTGGTTGGTCGTAAGTTAATGGTAGGTGATGTATTAGAATTACCTCATTTATTAGATTATAATCCATTAAAAGAAACCATACCAGTTGCATTAAAAAGATTTTATCAAATAACAGATGGTAATTTTGCTAGTGAAGGATTTAGTCCTACTTGGTATCCGCATTTATGGCGTATTAAATGTGAACCATTAGTTGATAGTGAAGAATTTAGTCAGATATTAGCTGAACCAATTGATCAGGATAATTATCTTGGATTATGGGATGCTAATAAAACATATCCAGCAGGTTATACAATTACATTTGGTGATAAGAATTATCTATCTAAACAAGAAGTGCCAATTGGAATAACACCTCCTAATACAGTATATTGGGAACTTGATCCTAATCAAAATCTTAAAGATATTCTTGCTACATATAATAAAAATCTACAAATCAATAATGCTATATTAGATGAGGCAGAAAGATTAGTACCTAAAGCAGGTTACGATAGAAGCAATTTATATATTGTTCCTACATATGGTGAGTATGAAACTAATACAGAATTATCAGGTAAATATAATCAACCTGCACCACCCATAAATGTTCTTGCCAATAACAATGGTGCACCTGAGGTAGCAACAGGAGTAGTTTCAATAGTACGTAGTACAATGTACAAGAATGCAAGTCCGGTATTAAGAATCCCCAAAGCAACTTTACAAAGTATTTGGGATATGACCGTGGATATGCTTATAGATCCATTACAGCCTGCAAGACAGATAAACTTAGAAACTGCTATTATTGCACCACAGCTTATAGGTAATGGTTCAGGTCCAGTTGAAGGTGAAGTTGTATTAACAGCATTACCGACAGGACCAATTACAGGACCATATGGCACATCTGATAATACATATGCGTTTGCAGATCAAAATCCTGTAGCACCCAATTTTACTGGTACAGAACCGTATGGTCCAAATACTATGGATTATCGTGCTGATGCTGATCCAAGATTCCAATTCATTGCACGTAGTAGTCCAAGAAGCTTTGGATATACTACAGGTTACTTAGATGGCTCGGCTGAAGCTCCAAACGGATTCCCAACAGGAGCAGGTATTGCATTCCCACAGAACCCACAAGTAGGAGCATATTTCTTACGCACAGACTATCTACCTCAATTATTGTTTAGATGGGATGGAAGAATATGGGTTCGCATATCTAAAAATGTCAGAACACAAACAGGATTCACTGAAGGAGATTTGTCACAACAATCTAGCTTCATAAATAACAGTAACGTAACTATTGCTACAGATGGAACAAGTATTCCACAGAAACAAGGTCTATCAACTATCTTAACAATAGCCCCAGATCCAATTCCACCGGTAATTTAATAAATGGCACAATTTTTCTACGACAATCAGGTACGCAGATTTCTAATTCAATTTGGAAAAATATTTAGCAACTGGCAAGTAACTAAAGGTAAAGATCCTGCAGGCAATGAAATACTTGTTCGTGTTCCAGTTATGTATGGTGATTCAAGTAGACAAGCAAGTACTATCATTGCTAACAACAGTGCTAGCAACTTACCTAGTGCACCATTGATTACATATTATATTACTGGGCTAGAATATGATCAACGTAGGACACAGGATCCTACGTTTATTGATAAGATACAAGTTCGTCAACGTAGTTATAACGCAGAAACACAAAGTTATGAGCAAGTTCAAGGTCAAGCATTTACAGTTGAACGATTAATGCCAGTTCCATATACATTAAGAATGACAGTAGATTTATGGACAACGAATTATAATCAAAAATTACAATTGATTGAACAATTAGGTACATTATTTAACCCTTCATTAGAGATACAAAGTACTGATAACTTTATTGATTGGACTAGCTTAAGCGTTGTATATCAAGATGGATTAACCTTCAGTAGTCGTAGTATTCCACAAGGTACAGGCAATCCAATAGATGTAATGAGTTGGAAATTCTATATGCCTATATGGATTAGTAATGCCGCTAAACTTAAAAAGATGGGTGTTATTGAAAAGATTATTGCTAGTATATTCTCCGGTAAAGCACTTGACGATATACAAAATGATGATTTGTTATTGGGCACACGACAAAAGATTACACCATATGGTTATAAATTGTTATTGATAGGTAATAGTTTGCAACTATTGCCGGCTGATCAAGATTTTTATCCCAACAATGAGGATTTAGATTTACCACCCAATCCTAATACAAGTTTATACTGGTCAAGCCTATTGAATGTATATGGTACATTAAGACCAGGTATTAGTCAGATATGGTTACAAAATCCGTTTATGGATACAGAGATTGTAGGTACTATTGTACCTGATCCAGTTGATGATAGATTATTGATATATGATATTGACCCAGATACCCTGCCTCAAAATACATTGGATCCTGTAGACAGCGTGATTAACCCATTAGTCACAGGACCAAATGCAGGGTTACCTCCCGCAGAAAATGGGATGAGATATCTTATTGTAGATAACATTGGTAGTGATGGTGATACTACTATTGCATGGGGTAATGTAGTAGCATATGCTAATGACATTATTGAATATGATGGTAGTATGGGAGAATGGTTTGTATCATTTGATAGTGCCCAAGCTACTACAGTTGAATATGTTACCAATTTGACAACCAGCATACAGTATCGTTATGTTAATACTGAAGGTGCATGGATGAAATCGTGGGAAGGCTGGTATGGCCAGGGTGATTATAGTATTGTAATCTAATTTACTTTATGCTATAATCTCTTAGCATATGAATAATATTTCAGCAGGCGTGTTCTTTTACGCTAAAAATACACAACGATTTTTATATCTACTTAGAACGGACAATAAAAATCCGGGCAATTGGGGTATACCGGGCGGTAAGATAGAAAATGGCGAGACATTGCTTGTAGGCATTGATAGAGAATGTACTGAAGAAATTGGATACTTTCCAAAAAATCCTAAATTAGTACCTATACAAAAGTTTGTAAATAATACATTTACATATCATACATTTTTTTGCAAAATAGATGAAGAATTCATTCCAATATTAAATTATGAGCATTGCGGTTATGCTTGGGTGGGTGATAATCAATATCCTAAACCATTACATCCTGGATTGTTTAGTACTGTAAACTTTGATGTAGTGCAGAAAAAATTAAAAGCACTTACAAAAAAAGAGACCTAAGTCTCTTTTTTTATTTTAGCAATTTTGCTATAGTGTCGAATCCTAACGATCCTATTACAACACCTGCTCCCATCATCATCCATCGCCACTTTTCTAATGCGGAGATTTTTTCTGACATTGCTTGATGTGCATTTGAACTAGCGTCCTTCATACCCTTCAACATCACCCTAGTATCATCGTTGTTTTTAATCATTTCAACATGAATATCTCTAATATCAGTTTTTATTTCACGAATATCATCGGTGATGTTTTGAACTTCAACCTGAAGAACTGCAATATCGGTTTCAGTTTTTGGCATCTTAATAGACCTAGTTGCCATGATTAAGCACTAGCAATCGTAACGATTGGGTTAGGCTGACCGTTAGCCGCATTAGCGGCAAACGCAGTATTGAATGTAGCAATAACGTCAGGGTTGACACTATATTCAACCGCAGTACCTGTACCAGATCCTGAAGCAGTAGCAGTGAATGTAATACCTGTCATATTAGCCATTGCACCAATTGCTGTCCAATTTGTTGTACCAGCAAAGTAAATTGTATAAACTGTACCTGCTGATATTGATCCGGCTGCAACTTGCGTTGGGAACACTTCAGAGTTATAGTCATTAATACTTGAAACATATGCTGTAGCAGAGGCTACATCAGTAGACAAGATGTTCATTGTGTTTGGTGTTAATGCTGTATTAGCTACATTTGCAGTAAAACATTGTGCTGTTAAACCTGTTGTGCCACCTGTTACCAAATACTTTGTTTTACCTTTTTGACGTACAATGAAACCTGCTTCGTCATTTGCATAAACATATGCGGCATTACTTGCTACAACATTTGCATTAGCAGTTAATGCAACACGATTCATTATTGCGTTACCAGTTACACTTGCGTTAGCAGTAAGAACTTGCGGGGATCCACCTTGTGATGTTGACACGGTGAACGCGGCAGCGTTAGCAATAGTCTTAACGAAATATGTTGTGCCTGCTGTTAGGCCGCCAAAACTTGCGTCAAATGTTATTGGCATATCTGCTATTAGAGTCTGGGCATTACCGGATGTACCAATAACATTACCCGATACTGTAGTATTTGCTACTGCAACACTAACATCACCTTTTGTTGCACTTGCAAAACCTAGATTAACATAATCAGTACTACCATTAATGTTAGCAACACCAACTTGAAGTGCGGCACCAGTTGTTAAGTTAGCTAAATCAGTACCTACACCTACTACAACAGTACTAGTGTTAACCGCTACTGGTGTGTATAATGTACCTGTACCATTGATACCAATAGCAACACGTGTTAAAACTTGTTTACCAACGATTGCTGTATTACCACCAACTACACCGTATGTGTTAGCGTTAGTTGCCGGGAAACCTGCACCACCAACTGGATTGTTGAAGTATGCATCAACAACACCAACAGACATTAAAACTGTTTGACTACTTGTGTCAGTCATTGTAGCCATAACTTGTGGCTGAACACTTAGGTCTGTAGCAGATACATCAAATGTAGTATTTGACAATATTGAATTTACAAAATATGTAACTCCTGCTGTTAAACCACCAACTGTAGTAGCTACTTGGAATGGCATTCCTTTAGCTACACCAACTGTAGGGCTAGTTGTTAGATTTCCACCTGATATTGTAACGATACTGCCTGTTTCTGCTGTATCAGTAATTGTTAAGACTGCTTGAGCCTTTGCGATTTTTAGAGGACGTCCCATTTGATTTTCCTTTATAAAATTAGCGGGTTCTAGCCGCTACGCAGTGGGTTACTGCATAAACTCTCAGAATGAGAGTGTATTATATATTTATCTAAAAGATGTATTATTGAGTACCAGTATTAGCGTGAGGCATACCAAGTTCACTAATACTAAACTCTGTACCTGCACTTGCATTTGATCCAGTTGTAAGAAATGCTACTACATTGCCTTGACCACAATAAACACTATTGAAGCTATCGTTAGCAGAA